GAACACGGTAACGGCGCCGATGATTAGAACCAGCGTAATCATGGAATATCGCGTCCTTGAGCAAGGCGGGTATGTGCAGAACTCGACGATATTTGCCCAGAATGTCGTGGTTGAGAACGCGGGCAATGGCCTAGTCAAAATCCTAGCGCCGGTTGATTTGGTCAATCAGTTGCGACAGATCGCAATTCTCCTGCAATTCAAGAAAAGTTGATTTGGTCGCGTAACATGCTTACGCCCGCACAGCACGAAGCGCAACGCCGGTATCGTGAAACCCACAAAGAGGTATTGCGCGCCAAGGCAGCAATCCGAAACGCCAACCGCACGAAAGAACAACGCGCAGAGGACAATCGCAAATGGCGCGAGCGCCATCCCGAGGAAGCGAAAGCGCGCAATGCCGCATGGCGCGAGGCGAACAAGGAACATCACCGCGCCAATGCAAAACATTGGCAACAAGAGAACCCGGAGCGATACCGCGCCAATCAGGAACGATGGAAGGACGAGAACCGGGATTACTCTGGTCGATATTACCATTCGACCGAAAACCGGCGGCTAACGGTGCTATTGCGCGCGTGCGTTCATACCGCTCTGACACGCCGCGCTAGTGGTCGTAACTGGCGCGCGGACGCACAAATCGGCAAACTAATCGCATGTAGCAAGCCCGCTCTAATCGCCCATATCGCCGCGCAATTCCAACCCGGTATGTCTTGGGCCAACTACGGGAGGGGGGGATGGGAAATTGACCATATCCGCCCGTGCGCTTCGTTTGATTTGACGGACCCGGCGCAGCAAGCCGCGTGCTTCCACTATACCAATCTTCGTCCTCTCTGGCGGGCAGACAACCTTTCCCGCCCAAAGCGGAGTAACTGACAATGCCACAATGCGAACGGCTGGCGGGGATCACGGGGCTTACCATAGACGGGACGCCGATGATGGTTGTCTCGGACGTGACATGGAGCCCGGTTAGATGGCGCCGTGAGACGCTGGCGGGCCTCGACAGCATACACGGGTTTAGCGAGGTCCCGCTGCAAGGCTATATCGAGGCGACGCTCCGCGATGCTGGGGACTTGACGGTCGGCAGCTTCAACGAGATGCGATGCGTTGAAATACAGGTGTTGCTTGCCAACGGTAAAATCGTCGGCGGTTCTAATATGTGGTGCGTTTCCGCGCTTGAGGTCCGCGCCGCCGAGGGGACTTTTCAAGTCCGCTTTGACGGGACCGACGTTTCGGAGACTCTGGCGGCATGATGGACGCGATAACCGACCAGTTTGACGCCGCGGAACCGGCAACCGATCCGGGGCGGGTCAAGGATATCGAGATCGACGTTACCTTTCAAAAGCGCCGGTTTACCAATCTGCACCTTGAGGAACCGACGGTTAAGCAGATCGAGCGAGCGGAGCTCGAACTTAATCAGACGAACCAAACGCCCTACACGATGCGCCGCTATCAGATCGCCCTCGTTGCCGCGGTCGCGCAAGTTCCGCGCGAGGTCGTCGGCGAGCTCCGTCATTCGCAGCTAACGGAGGCGTTCGATTTTTTAGCCGAATTACTCGACGCCCGGCGAACTGGCGCGAGTTAGTCGCCGACCTCACATACTGGTGGCATTGGGGACCCCACGACGCAATGAGCCTAACGGGTTCGGAGCTCATATGGTGGGCCGAACAAACCCAACGGATTGCCGCGCGACAGCGGGAAGCGCAAGGGAGTTAATCTAATCGCTGGGTACAGCGTAACTTTCAGCGTCGTTGATAACGCGACCCGCCAGATAGACGCGATCAACCGCCGCATAGCGCAAACCCGCGCGCCAATGGAGCGTATGTCGCGCTCAATACAGCGGTTCGTTGACGTGTCGGGCTTACGCAAGGTCGCGGACGGGTTCAATTGGATAGCGCGCGCCGCGGGCAACGTGTTGCGGTCGCTGTCAGCAATGGTCCCGGTCCTCGGCGCGTTGACCAGTGCGGCGACAATTGCGGGAATGTATAAACTCGTCGGGAGCTTCGCCGAGTGGTCACATACCCTTGTGCAAAACGCCGACCAAATCGGGGTAACGACGCAACAGTTACAGCAATTCCAAGACGCGACCAAGCTAGCGGGCGGCAACGCCAACGACATGACGGACGCGCTAAAGTCGTTACATACCGCCTCGGCTAATGCGTTCATCGGCACCGATACCCAAGCTATCCAATGGTTCAATAAGCTTGGCATTGCGTGGAAAGACGCTAACGGCAATCTCCGCAATACCGCCGACCTCTTGCCCGAGGTCATCCAGAAAATATCCGAGATGAAGGACCCGGCCGACCGGGCGCGGGCCTCGGCGGCGCTCTTGGGCGATGCTAACGCAAAACTGGTTGAGGACTTCCGTCAATCACATCGCTCGTTTAGCGATTGGCTACGTGATGCGCAGAACTACAAGGATTTAACCGACGATCAGGTAGCGGCATTTCAGCGGTTTAGCGAGGCGCAAGGCAAACTAGGGGTTACGTTCGAGCATTTAGGGCAGCAAATCGCGGTCGTCTTGGCGAGTAACTTCACGCCGCTAATGAATAAGTTCGCCGAGTTCGTGAATACCAACTCTCCACAGATTGTCGCCGCGGTGGACAACCTATCGAAAGAGTTCGCGCATTGGATTGATAATATCGACTGGCCCAAGGTCGAGAAAGGCGCGCAAACGGTACTCGATACCCTGCAATTCATCATCACCCATCTCAACACCATTTTAGAGGTCGCTGGCGCCGTTGCCGGGGTATTCGTCATCAAATGGGGCGTTGATGTCGTTAAGGCGATCGGCGCGGTTGTCGAGGTTCTAGGGGCGGCTGGCGGCGGCGCCGCCGCGGCGGGTGGGACCGGGTTGTTAGGCGCGCTTGGTTCGGTCGCGGCAATCGCGGGCGCGATCGGCGCGGGCGTGGCGGCAAAGAAGGGACTAGAAGCGGGAAGCGAGGCGGTCGAGACCGGAGTATTCGGCAAGGAACGGGTTGAGGAACGTAAGAAGCTACAAGAGCAAGGCTCGGAGCAATTCTGGGGTTGGCTTGGTCACCCGTTCGGATTGGGCAAGCCCGCGGCGCCGCCGGGAGGCGTGCAAAAGGAGTCGTTCGTTCCCGGGCAAATGAACCTACCGCAAGCGCAAACCGAACGCGGCGCGGGTATCCGCGATCGGCTCGCAACCGACCTCGGCATATCGAAGGATCAAGCGGCGGGGGTTGTCGGGAACCTGCAAGCGGAATCGGGGTTACAGGCGATCAACGAAAAGCGCCCGCTTATCCCGGGATCGCGCGGCGGGTTCGGTTGGGCGCAATGGACCGGCCCGCGGCGGACCGAGTTCGAGGCCTACGCCAAAGAGCACAACCTCGACCCCAAGAGCGACGAGGCTAATTACGGCTTTCTCGTTCAAGAGCTCAAGAACGACCCTAAATTGCTGGCGCAAATCCGCGGCGCCAAGACGGCGGGCGAAGCGGCGCGGATTACCGAGGCGGGTTACGAGCGACCAACGGTTAGCAATGCGGCAACGCGCGCCCGATACGCCGAACAAATCGCCGCCACGCCAACGCCGACACAAGTCGCGCAAGCCGCGCCCGCGCCCGCGCCGATGCAACTCGCCGAGGCGATGCCGTCGCATTTCGCGCCGATCGGAACCGCCGCCGTGCAAACCGCGCCGCCGCTTAGTGGCGCCGTCAACGTGTCCATCACGGGGAAGAACCTGCCACCTAATACCGCGGTAACGGCGCAAGGCTCGGGCGCCGTCAACGTCGAGCCTCCCCGGGTCGAGCATCAAAACCTGTCAACGGTATGAGCGGCGTCGTACGCGGACTTAATCAAGCGGCGGGCGCGGTTCGCGCGGTTAGCTCGATCTCGCGCAACCTTGGCGCACTGGCGCAAACCGTCGGGTTGTCGCGGACCATTGACCCTTGGGCCTCGGGCTTTGTCCCGCCGTTCCTGCAAGGGGCGCCCGGGGCAACCTGGGGGTCCGCCGAATGGTGGCAACAATTACAGCCCGGGAGTTGGCGTGGGGTTCCGTTCGTCCTCGACGCGGGCGAAACCCGGGCGGGTCGGCGAACCGCGGTTCATGAATACCCCTATCGTGATACGGCATGGGTTGAGGATTTGGGCAAGCTCCCGCGGCGGTTTGCGATACAGGCCTATCTAACGGGCGACGACGTTTACCAGCAACGCAACGCTCTCGTCGCCCAATGCGAAAAGCCCGGGCCCGGGACGCTGGTACATCCGACGTTCGGCGCGCTCCAATGCGTCTTACTCGATTTTGCGGTATCGGATCGGCGCGAGCGCGGGCGCTATATCGAGGTCGCGCTTAGCTTCATTGTCGCGGGCGAAGTTCAATACCCGACAATCGGCAACGCGCCCGGGAATTGGGTTATCAGCGCAACCGAAAAGCTCAATTCCGCCGTCGCGGGCGATCTAAGTATGGTGCTAACGCCGATCCCGGTCATTCCCGCCGCCGCCGCGCAAATCGGCGGGTTCCTCGATATGGCAAAGGCGACCGTCAACGACGCCTCGCGCATAATGGGGTCCGTCCGCGGCCTAGCAGGCTATTTCGGGCGCTATGCAACCGGCAACCTATCGCGGATGCTTAACCCGCTATCGACCGTCCAAAGCGCTCTGGCGGGCGCCACGACATTGCGGACCTCGGTTATGAACGCCTCGGCGAATGTTGCCAATCTGGTGACCCGGTTGTGAGCACAGATACGGATGCTTTCGCCGCCGCCGGGGTCGATCTGGCGAACGCGATCGCCGCCGCGGTCAATGATCCCGCCGACCAGATTCGCCTCTTGCTCCCGTTGGCCGCTTGGGTCCCGCCGACGATACCCGGAAGTGGGCCCTTATCGACGCTGGCGCGGCAAGCGCAGGACGCGATTGCCTCGACGCTCAGATGCGCCGCTTGCGGCGCGCTGGCGACGGCTACAGCGGCCTATCGCCCGCTGTCCTACCAAGATGCGCAAGCGGTCCGCCTCGCCGTCTGCGATGCGCTAGAGGCGGAGGCGACCCGTTGCGCCGACGCGGGGCGCGATGCCTCTTACCAAGCCTTGCGGGAGCTCGCGACCGGCGTTGCCCTCGACCTCGAACAACGCGGCGCCGACCTCGCTTGGCTGGTCGAGGTCACGACCGCGCAATCAATGCCCTCGCTGGTCGAGGCTTGGACACTCTATGGCGATACGACGCGGGAACCGGGCCTAGTTGCCAGCGCCGATATCCGCCATCCACTCTTTATGCCGCTATCCTTCCCGGCGCTAAACCAATGAGCGACGGCAGTCTTGCCCATGGCGTCCCGCCTCGGGGGGTTCCACCAGGCGCGGGCGATATCTTGACCCTTTTGGTTGGCAACCAAGCCCTAACCGGCTGGCAACGGGTCACGGTCACGCGCCCGTTAGCGGCGATCCCGTCAAGCTTCGATATCGAGGTCACGGAGCGTTACCCGGGCAAGCCCGACGTTGACGTGCAACCGGGGGCGGCCTGCCAAGTCAAAATCGGCGACGACCTCGTAATTACCGGCTATGTCGATCGCTACACGTCGGCGCTGGCGGCGGGGAACCATACGGTTAGGATCAGCGGACGGAGCCTAAGCGCCGATCTCGTTGATTGTTCCGCGTTGATCGAGGGGAATACTGCCCAAGAGGGTATGCAGGTATTAGCCGGGAATACCCTCGGCATCGTGCAAAAGCTTGCCGCTCAATACAATGTCCCGGTTCAGAGCACGGCGGGCGAAGGCAAGCCGATCACGGGGCAACTCAACATCAACCTCGGGGAAACCTCTTGGGAGATTATCGACCGGATTACCCGCTATTCGGGCATGATCGCATACGACCTGCCAGACGGGACATTGATGCTCGCCTCGGTCGGCGCGGGGCAAATGGCCTCGGGGTTCTCGATCGGCGATAACGTCGAGGGCGCCGACGTATCGCTAACGATGGACGGGCGGTTTAGCGATTACGAGGGGGCACTCGTCTCGACCGCGGCGCTAGGACATGATGCTTGGGGAACCGGCGAGGTCATTCACGATTACGGGGTCCCGCGCTTTCGCAAGCGGTATGTCGTTTCCGAACAATTCATTTTGGGCCAACCACTCGCCAATCTCCGCGCGCAATGGGAATGTAACCGCCGCTATGGGCAATCGTTCGCCCTCAACGTGACGTGTGACGCTTGGCGCGACGCGGCGGGCAAGCTCTGGGAACCGAACTACCTTGCGACGGTGCAAGCGGGGGTTCTGAAAGTCCCAAGCGCAAATTGGGTTATCGGCGGGGTTACCTATCTCCGCGACGAGAACGGGCAACACGCGCAAATTATCCTAATGCCGCGGGAGGCGTTCGAGATCGAGCCGATCTCGTTGGATATGCTCACGTTGCAACAGGATATCGAGCAGTACAACGCCACCAAGATAGTCAACCCGCCGGTTCCCTCGGCGGGCCATTTCGCGCCGATCGGGACGGCGGCGACCAAGGTTAAATGAGCGTTACCGACAGGCTTTACCGGCGGATTCAGATGATGGTCGCGCCGACGACCATTACCGCGACCAACGACACGGGCCCGGTTCATCGCGTGCAAGTCAAGGTCACGCCGCGCGAGACAATCGACGACGTGCCTGTCTTGCAGCTTTATGGCGTTACCTCGCACGCCCAACCGGGAAGCAACGGGTTGGCCCTCTTTTGTGCGGGCGACCGCTCGAACCCGGTCATTATCGCGACCGGCAACCAAGCGGCGCGTATGCGGAACATACAGCCCGGCGAGGTCGCGCTCTATACCGACGAGGGCGATTACGTGAAGCTCGCGCGGGGCAAAATCGTCGAGGTCCAGAGCGGGAGCGAGTTGCGGGTGACCGCGCCGCTAGTGACCATCAACGCGACGAATAAGGTCCGCATGGTTACGCCGCGGTTAGAGGTCACGGGCGACATAATCGACCATTGCGACACCCAGAGCCACACTGCCGCCAATATGCGGCAAATCTATAACACACACACACACCCGAACGTGCAATCAGGGCCCGCT